AGAGGATTCAAACGATGAGTTACAAGTTAGGTAAGCGCAGCCTTGATAGGTTGATTGGTGTTGATGAGCGTATGGTTGCTGTTGTTAAGTATGCAATCAATGTGACTAAGCAAGATTTTTCTGTGATCTGTGGGCTGCGCACAATCGAGGAGCAGAAGGCTCTTGTTGCTAAGGGTGCTAGTCAAACAATGAAGTCTAAGCATATTGATGGCTTGGCTGTAGACCTCATGGCTTACGTTGATGGAGGTAGATGGGAACTCAATCTCTATGATGAGATTGCTGACGCTATGGCAGAGGGCGCCCGCGCTGTTGATGTTCCGATTATCTGGGGCGCTGCTTGGTCTGTTCCAAACATTGCTCAGTATGATGAGGGCAATATGGAAGATGCAATGAATAGTTACATTGATTTGCGCAGATCACAGGGTCGGAGGCCATTTATTGATGGACCTCATTTTGAGTTAGTAGTATAAGAATCGAGTGGGTGGCTATCATCACAATCCAAATCAGCTTATCCACGGGGATGGCGGTTGTTTACCTCGGATGACGTTGCTACCAAAAAGCGCCAACTTTTAAATATCAACGGCCACCCACACGATTAATTCTTTGAGTAATGATAGACGCTGTTGCGCTTGTTCTTTCCAACTTGAACTCGCTCTCTGTTAAGCACTCCGTCTCTATACATAAGGTCTAGCATCTGGCTGGATATACGAAGTGGCAGCTTTGTTTTTCTGGTAATGTCCTCAGCTACTTTTGTTTCGTTGCCTTTAAAGCAATCCATTATTATTTGGCGTCGATGAATTGATTGCTCTCGTTGCTTTCTTATTGCTGCATTAGAAGCATTCTCTGGTGTATAGTTTTTCTTAACAGGAAACGGGGGCCGCATCTTTAGATCAATCATCTTTTGCTCGAAGGTCCATACTGCTTCAGCATATAGAAGCTCATACTTCTCTGTCCTAGGAAGATTGCTGCTGTAGATTTCATCTATTCTTTTTGCGCTATCTCTATCAGAGCTTTTATTTCTTCTAGTTCTTGCTTTAGGTTTGGGCGTTGATTGTTGTCTGCTTTCTTTATCATGATTGATAGTAGACGCTTCGCTCTTTCTAGGGCTTTGGAGGTTTCTTCTTTCATTGGCTTTCCTTCTAGGGCATACGAATTTTATACCATATTTATTCGTAAGTTCTTTAACAGTTGAATAAGGTATGTCTAATAAGGTGGACGCCTCTCTCTGCGTTAGCCCCATCTCTGCTGCGTTGATACACTTGCTAAGTTCTGTTCCCTGCATGTTTGTTCCTCAGTTAAAAAAGGCCAGCCCGAAGGCTGACCAGTTGATAGGAGAACACCTCCTTTCTAAAACGGTATGTCATCACCTTGCAAGGGATCAGTTGTTGGCTTGCTGCCACCTGACATTTTCTCGCTTACTTGAAACGACATATAAGGCTTACCATCCTTCATCTTCTTCCATCCGGCAAGACGCTTTGTATCACCAAGCGGGCCGCTGTAGTCGGGAGCTGACTCATTACCTTTCTTATCGTTGTCAAAGAACACGCCAATCTTTTCATACATCTCAATGACAGGCTTGCCATCTCGCGTCTGGTCTTTAACCAGCATAACTTTCTTGTCGTTGCCCTCGACGTTGAGCTTACCTTGCAAGATCATTTGCTGTGTAGGGAATGGCGTGAACGCTGCGCCCCGGTTGGTATCGTCGTATGTATCTGCCATGCTTCTGGCTCCTTATGTTAATTGGGGAATTAACCCCCTCGGTTTACCATCCGCCTGATGGAGCAGATGGATTCTCTGATGATAGACCTTTGGTCACTTGAACACCGCTAGATTGTTTAGCTGCCATGTTCCCGTCATCATCTTCTGGTGCAAGGCAAGCCATGCCTAGCAAGCCGTAGCGCCTAGCGTACGTTATAGCGCTGCCTAAGCCCTGCATGTCCTGTTTACTCAAGACAAGGTAAACCCTGCTTGAAAACGCCTCTCCTGAGGTGTGAAGTATCTTCGTCTCGACATACATGCCAAGCTCGTCACGACCACACGGCTGCATGACAACGAACCCGTTCTCTTGGAACACCTTTGACGTAGCGTCAATTACCGCCTCAAGTGAGGCATAACGGTTCTTGAAGTGTGGGTTGAGGCTGTCTTTCTTTACAGACTCCATTGCTTGCTGCGCTTTGAGCAGCGCTTTGATTGCTGTGTCAGTCATGTTGTTCTCCTTGTGATACGAATAGCTCCACGCTTGTCGCGCTTTGCGGTTAGATGATTGCAGTAAACTTCACGTTCATTATCGCCAACCATATCTTTGATTTGTTTTTTAGCTGACTCGAATGCTTTGGCATCTGCTTCTAAAGTGACGTAGGTGTAGGCTGCGTCATTGAAGTGGTTGTCTTGCGTGGCGTCACGTTTGACCATGTTGTCCACCGACACCTTGTCAATGCTAAGTTGTATCGGCTGGTCATTACCAACTGGCTCTTCATCGCGAAGCACGTAACCCCAGAAGTCCGACACCACTGCCCACATAGAATTGAAATACTCTTCGTTGCGTCTGACATGAGCTGACTCCCACTTATTATTGCCAAAGATAACAGACATATGAGCGCCTTCAGCTTTTGCTAGGTGAATGTATAGCTGCACTTGCGGCATATAATACTCAATTACTTTATCCAAAGTATTGTATGAGTTGGTGTGCTTGGCCTCTACGATAGAGTCCTCAATAGAGTCCCCTACCATAGCGTCAACCGTACCCTTAACTGGTACTGATCTAATCTTTTCTTCGAATGTTTTCTGGAAGTCAGTAAGAGTGCAGTCATACTCATTCGCAAACCAGAGCAAATTAAACTCTTCAGTCTGTATGCCCATCTGCACTGCAAGATTGCGAGACAAATCTTCAGGCTCAACTCGGCCTGTCTTTATCTGCCATAACTCTAGCCAGTTCCCCTGCATTATCTTTACGCAGTCGGAACCACCTATGAAACCTTTGCGTTCCATGTTGTTCTCCTTTGTTATCAGTTATTAGCCTACTGCTTATGTGCAGCTTAGGCAATACGAAGTGACGTTACGTCATTCGTACTTTCCGTACTTTTCGAAGTGCTCTTCTGATAGGTTCTGAAATTTCTTGAGGCGCTTCTTAGTTTCACCTTTGAGGTATGGCTCACCGATAGGTTCACCATTGCGAATACGCTGTGCCATAATCTTGTCGCTGTCTAAGACATAGCCAGACTTCTTGTACTCACGGGCCATAACAGGAGAGCTTGCTGCTTTTGAGACATGTGCGTCCCATACAGAAGGGCGTGCTGCATCACTGAGCTTGGTTGTTTTGTATGTCATGTGCGTACCTTTGATGGATTATAATATTGTGCAACATGAGTACCGCTAATGGTTTTGACCATCACTTTATCAACTTGCATACCTTCATCTCTAATCTCTTTGATTCGTGCTGCTAATCGAAAGCATCCGAATTTATCTAGTGCATCAATTGCTGTGATTCTAAAGCCCATCTTGAGATGAGATTTGATTTCATTTTTCTGTGTAACAGTCATGTTGTTCTCCTTAGATTAAGTTTTCTTTTGCATACAATCCAATGAGTGCGGCTTCTGCTCGTCCATCATCTTTAACTCGTTTGAAGTAGTGTGCATGGTTAGGGAAGCAGAGCTTCGCTAGTCTTCTACTCTCACCTTTGTCTCGCGTAAGGTCAAAGTATTTCTTCCACTGACGTGGCGTCACATATTCTATGGGTAGCTTTGATGCTACGATTCCCATTTGAAGTTGACCAAAGCCCTGACCAAACCTGAATGTACTACTAACACCTTGATTAGGCATGGCATTTACAAGCTCAATGACTGCGAGGGATGGTTGGTTTTCTGTGTTGTTTAAAATTGAAAGCAATTCAGGCAGGTTGATAAGCGTCTTGCCTTTTGGAGATTTAACTACAGGAATATCGTGAATGATTAAGCTGTCTAGTTCTGTGTCATATATGCTGACTGCTCCTGTAAATCCGGGGTCGATTCCATAGATGAGCATGTCAATCTCCTTACCAATCGGTTGATGGCTTTACGTTTGCTTGGATGCTGTCTTCCCACGCGCCAGCCTTTAGCTTGACGCTAGGTTTTTTAATTGTTTTTTTGTTTGGCTT